AGCCATTGGGAAGGTGGTGTGCATAATGGACATTTTAACAAAACACACGGAAGAATTACAGAAGAACTAGGACGTATGTTCCTAAAACTTGCTGATAGATACGGAACACGTTCAAACTGGCGTGGTTACACCTACAATGATGAAATGAGGGCACAGGCTGTGTTACAACTTTCGCAGATTGGTTTACAGTTTGACGAAAGCAAAAGTGAAAATCCTTTTGCCTATTACACTGCCGCGGTTACTAACAGTTTTACAAGAGTACTAAACATAGAAAAGAAAAATCAAAATATACGTGACGATATTCTACAGGAGAATGGCCTTAATCCGTCCTTTACTAGACAAAACCAAGAAGTGTTTAAAGAGGACAAAGAAAAATTGGCAGAATTTTATAAGAGTATTAGACGTCCAAAGGCGGACTATTAGGTTGACTTCTTGATCTATAAGAACGTATAATATTAAGATTATTAGAGGAAAGGCATGGCACAGTTATTCAAAAAGGCCGCAGTTTTTACAGATATACACTTTGGTCTTAAAAGTAATTCTAAAATTCACAATGACGACTGCGAAAGATTCGTAGATTGGTACATTGAACAAGCAAAAGCACAAGGTTGTGATGTAGGTATCTTTACAGGTGACTGGCATCATAACAGAAGTGCATTAAACTTAACCACAATGGATGCAAGTTTGCGTTCTTTGGAAAAACTAGGAAAAGCATTTGATAAGTTTTTCTTTTTTCCAGGTAACCATGACTTGTACTATAAGGACAAGCGTGAGATTCACAGTGTTGTATTTGGTAAACATGTACCGGGTATAACTGTGGTAAACGAACCACAAGTAATAGACGATGTTGCTTTGGTTCCATGGTTGGTAGGAGAAGAATGGAAAGATGTTGCCAAACTAAAATGCAAATATATGTTTGGACACTTTGAACTTCCTAACTTTAAAATGAATGCTATGGTTGAAATGCCTGATACAGGTGAAATCAAAGCAGACGATTTTGCTAACCAAGAAATGGTGTTCACAGGCCACTTCCACAAACGTCAACAACGCAAAAACATCTACTACATCGGTAATGCCTTTCCACACAATTACGCCGATGCATGGGATGATGAGCGTGGTATGATGGTATTAGAATGGGGAAGTGAGCCTGAGTTCATCGATTGGCCAGATTGTCCAAAATACAGAACTATACCACTTAGCAGATTACTAGATAAAACGGAAGAAATACTTGCACCTAAAAACTTGTATTTGCGAGTAACACTAGACATTGATATTTCATACGAAGAAGCAAACTTTATTAAAGAAAACTTTTCAGCACAGTACGACATTAGAGAAATCAGTTTGTTACCAGACACAAGTGCTGATGATGAAATGAATAAACTAGAACCAGGTGAGATTGATTTTGAATCGGTGGATCAAATTGTAACAGATCAAATAACAAAAATAGATAGCACAACATATAAACCTAATTTGTTGTTGGATATCTATCGAGGATTGTAATGTTTAAAATTAAAACAATAACAGTAAAAAACTTTATGAGTGTGGGTAATCAAACCCAGGCTGTTGATTTTGATAAAAACTTGCTAACACTTGTGCTAGGAGAAAACCTAGACTTAGGTGGTGACGATGCTGGTTCACGTAACGGTACTGGTAAAACAACCATTGTAAATGCACTAAGTTATGCACTGTATGGCGAGGCACTTACTAAGATTCGCAGAGAAAATTTAATCAATAAAACCAACGGCAAAGGCATGTTGGTTACTGTTGAATTTGAAAAAGACGGTCAAAACTACAGAATTGAACGTGGACGCAAACCTAACATACTTAAATTTTATAAAGAAAACATTGATGTAACAGCAGATGATGTTGACGAATCGCAAGGCGATAGTCGAAAGACACAAGAAGATATTATACGATTACTGGACATGACTCATACTATGTTCAAGCATTTGGTGGCGCTCAATACCTACACAGAGCCTTTCCTTTCATTAAAAGCCAACGATCAACGAGAGATCATTGAGCAGTTATTGGGCATCACCATCTTATCTGAAAAAGCAGAACGTTTAAAAGAAGAACAGAAAAAAATACGTGATGCTATTAGTGAAGAAGAAGCAACAATCAAAGGTATTGAAACCGCAAACAAAAAAGTACAGGAATCAATTGACAATTTAGAAATTAAATCAAAAGCATGGGACGCTAACCAAGCAGAAGAAATTGCAAGAACAACCAAAGCAATTAGTCAATTAATCACTGTTGATATTGATGCTGAAATTCAAGCACACAAAGATAAAAAAGAATGGGATAGCAAAAACAACGAACTTACAAATCTTAACAAAGAAAAAGCAAGTTTAGAAAGTAGTTTGCTACGTGCTGAACGTACACATTCAAAATATGAACAAGAACTTAAAGATATTGCAGGTAAAAAATGTTTTACATGTGGTCAGGATTTACATGACGAAGCACATGGAAAAATTCTTGCTGAAAAACAAAATGATGTTAATGAAAGTCAAACATACATTGACGGAATTACTTTAGAACTTAAAACTGTAAATGAAAAAATAAATGATATTGGTGATATTAATGGATGTCCTAATACATTTTATGAAACCAGTGAAGAAGCATATAATCATAGAAACAATCTTGCAAGTTTAGAAGAACGCAAAATTGAAAAAGAAGAAGAAGTAAATCCATATACCGAACAAATGAAAGAACTTCGTGAGCAAGCACTACAAGAAGTAAGTTGGGAAAATATAAATGCACTAACAGAAATGAAAGAGCATATGGATTTCTTGTATAAATTGCTTACAAGCAAAGACAGTTTTATACGTAAACGTATCATTGATCAAAATTTAGCATTCTTAAACAAGCGTTTACAATATTACCTAGAACGCACAGGATTACCACATCAGGTTATATTTTTGAATGATTTAACTGTGGAAATTACAGAACTAGGACGTGACTTAGACTTTGATAACCTCAGTAGAGGTGAACGAAATAGACTCATTTTATCCATGAGTTGGGCGTTCCGTGATGTTTGGGAAAGCCTATATCAGAGCATTAATTTGTTGTTTATTGATGAACTTATCGATAACGGTCTTGATGCCGCTGGTGTAGAAAGTTCAATTGGTATACTTAAAAAGATGGCTAGAGAACGAGGTAAAAACATATATCTCATTTCGCACAAAGATGAACTATCTTCCAGGGTGAATAACATTTTGAAGGTAATTAAGGATAACGGATTCACTTCATACTCCAACGACACGGAGGTTGTAAGTGGCTAAGTCTACCCATGAATTGCTTGTCCAAGCAATGATGGATTACTATAACGCACAAGAACGATTTGAAGCAAAAGGTTTCGACGAAACTGGCCGCAAGGCACGAGTTATCCTTAGTGATATACGAAAATTAGCGACCGAAAGGCGCAACGAAATACAGGCTAAACGCAAGGCACTAAAAGCACAAAAACGAGAAAACAAGGCTCAAAACCAGAATCGAGACATAGAAGATTAGGCATCGGTAAGTATCACTATGGAGTGGACTTATCAGGGCAAAATAGTACAAGAACTTCCCGCAGATTGCGAAGGTTTTGTATACCTGATAACAAACACTACCAACAATCGCAAGTACGTAGGCAAAAAACTAGCAAAATTCAAGAAAACAAAGCCACCTCTTAAAGGCAAGAAAAACAAACGAAGAAGCAAAGTTGAAAGTGATTGGAGGGACTATTGGGGATCTTCAGATCATTTACAGGCAGACGTTAAGGCACTAGGCCCAGAAAAGTTCACACGCGAAATTCTCCACTACTGTAATAGCAGAGGCTTAATGAGTTATCTTGAGGCTAGAGAACAATTTGAACGCAGAGTATTAGAGACAGACGAGTATTACAACGGAATTATTAATGTAAGAGTAGGCAGTTCAAAGATTCTCAAAGAAGCACTCGAAAAATTAGGCAACACATAACAGCACATAAGGTTGGCGGGCCAGTTTGCAAATACCGCTGAGTAAAAGGTCCCCTGAGAAGGACACTCGTACACGTTGATCGACCACCACTGTGAGGTAAGCCATCAAACAAATTGGGCCCACTGGTTAACGGAGATTGAATGCTGTCAATCGAAAACACTGTGTTTGAAAAAACTCACCGCAACGGAACGAGGCGGGAGGTAGCGTAAGATGCCGCGAAGCGGCTTGCGATAGCAAAGCAATTTGTTAGCAGATTTTTTACGTGATGTCGACGTAGGTAGGGGAAAGGTCAGAGCCCTACAAACAGGT